ATTCCAGAAGACACCGCAAATACTATTGTCGCAATGGGCATAGCATGGATTGTTGGTGATTCTCTTCGCGCAACGGAATAGTGCATTTAAGAGGTTAAAACATAGCGAATCCGGCGCATGATGCGTCGGGTTCCTTTTTATACAGGAGTAGTTATGAACATTGATTTTATTGCAGCGGCAGAGTCGCACTACAAAGCAAAGATGGACGAAGCGGCATTGACCATGAGAGTTTACATGAACTCTTCTGTGGGTATTGGTGATCATTCTGAATTCTTTAGCGAGTTTAGAAAATCACTAGAGGCTTTCAAAGAGGCTCGTGAAAATTTCCAAGTAGTGCAAGAACTAAAAGGTCAGTACTTAAAAGCGCAAGAAGGTTCTGAAGAAAAAGATAAAGAAAAAGATGAAGATTAAATTAACCCTGCTTCCGGTAGCATTTAACAATAAGTTTAACTCTTTTGACAATAAGAGGAATACATTACTGATGGATGGAGATAAACCCATCTCAAGGTATATATATTCAGAATCGGTAGATGATTGCCTTAAAAAGCTATGCATAAAATACCTACATCACTCTTACAGCTGGTTAGATATAACTTTAACTGATTTTAGAAAAGTTTCTGACGGTGAGTTTGAAGCGGTCTACTTCACTCAGTTCCCATATGTAGATGGGTTCTACAGGGCTGGAACTCCCGACAATCTATCTTCAGAAGAAACCCTTGAAAAGCTAGGAGAATATTACGTTGGAATACTATCAACACACACAACCAGAAGATTCGCCCCTTGAATCATGCTATTTTCACTGTTACGTTGATAAAGAGACGGGTAATATCTTGTTCAAATGCGGATGGGGCGACTCTGGTTTAGACTTAGAGAATTTTGCCTTTATGATGTCTCAGATAAATTCAGGCGAATACGAAGATAGCATACTAGAAGAGCTGAATCGAGAGGGGTCAAATGTAGATAAAGAAGACTTAGCAACCTTTATGACTTTATACCGGACTCTTATGCAAAAGCCAGAAAAGTCAGAATTAGTCATTAGGCCAGCAGATCTAAAGCTAGAATAGTGTGTATAATATATTGAGCTAAGCACAAAACATCAATTGGAGACAGTTATGAGTGAGCCTAAGAAAATAGCTTGGCAGAGCTGGAATGCAATTACAGAAGAGTTTTATGAAAACGATTCGGGTTTATCTACTTTAGAAGATATATTACTAGCGACCTCAAACCCAGAGGATCTCGGTGATTCTCCAATTAAGTTTTTTGATCCCGGCCCGACCGTGATCTATACTCCATATGGCCCATTTTCGTCAGACTCATGCCTAAAACCCTCAAACAGGTGGGATTGTTGGTTTGGATATACGAATTTTGACATAACATTTTCTGTATTAGACGAAATAGAGAATGCGGACGGTGTAGAGTCAGTAAAAATTATGGGAAGATATACATTCTTTATAGGAATAGGAAAACTTTTCGGTTCTACTGAAGTTAAACTAAACATAGAGAATATTTTAACCGATACTAAACATATAAGCAACATAGAGTCAGTAACACCTGACCTTAAAGAAGCCATAGACTCAGTGAAGTTACAGGTAGACAATAAGCAGTTTTGGTCTATCTTTGTTTCATCTATGGGGGAAATTGATTATATCATGGCAGATTCGTTAACCGATTCGTATCTGAGTGATTTAAATAAGTTTGAAGATTTACGTCAAAAAATTGGTGGTATTATTATTAGGAGTTCTAATGAACAAAAGTATTGATGAAGCAGTTCAGTGTATTGATTATAAGAAAATTATGGATAAAGTTTGCTCGAAATATAATAGGTTTGTCGATCCTGACGATCTATCATCTATGAGGCTTGTAACACTATGGGAATGTCTTAAAAAATTTGACCCAGAGAGAAAAGTGAAATTCACCTCATATTTATATCAGCAGCTAACCTTTGCCATAAAGAACCATTTGAAAAAGAAAAAAAGAGAGTTTACAAATATACCATTTGATATTTGTGGGCCGGAACAAGAAAATGTAAGTGTCGTACTTATGGATTTTCCTGAAGAATACTGCACTCTACTAGAGCAGAAACACATTTCTCGAATGACGATGAACGAGATAGGAAAAGAGAATGGCTATAGCAGAGAGACAGCTAGACGGCGCGTTAACAAAGCTGGAAGGCATTATAAGAGCTTAAATGAGAATAGAATTACTGTGCAATGAATCTAAGTATGTGGACATATTGGCGTGCATATTTGAAGCCAGCACGAATAATGTTGATCAAATATGTACGCCTTCTGGTCTTATACCACGCATAGAAGAAGAGTTTATACGTGAGCATTGTGATTTCTCTGCTATAATCGACTTCCCTTACGGTATATCTGAGACAAAGATAAGAGTCCATGAGATTCTATTATGTCAAAGCAGAGGTATTAAAACCATAGACTTAGTTATCAATAGGTATGATACAGAAAATGGGGATCTTAACCCTATAAGGAAAGACTTCAAGATATGCTATGAGATATGCAGATCTAAAGGTCTTAAACTACGCCCAGTGGTAGAATACAGGCTCGCAGATGATGAGTTCTTGCCACAGTTATGCTATTCTCTACGAGAAAACGGCGCAGATGAGATTGTCTTAGGTACTGGATCAGTAGTAGATGACCTTATAGATAATATAATATGCTCAAAACTAATAGAGGACAGGCTAGGCCTTAATGTGGTCAGCTGCTCACCTATATTATCGCAAGAGCATTATGATATGTATAATGATTCAAAAATTCACGGAATAAGAGTAAAGTCGTATAAAATACTTAATAATTTGTGTAATATACAATAGGAACCGGACTCTTTGTGGATAATCATTGGATTATAAAATTTTAGATTTATTCATAGGAGTCATATATCATGACAGTTCCAAGTTCAAATTCTCATGTGAGAAATACTACAGGCGGCGCTTTCTCGTCGCAAAAGCAAGGCGGAACCATTATCAATAATGATAATACTGGTGACGTTATTACAAAATCTTTTCAGCTTAATGCAGCCGTTGCAAACACGACTGATTCTAGCATGCTACCAAACATTGGTGCTAGCGGTATTTATAATGTCGCTAAAGCCTTATCTGGCGGTACTTTTGGATATCAAGCTGAGGGCAAATACGTTATTGCTCGTTCTTCTGACACTCTTTCTGGCGTTTCTAACACAAAGCTATTGTTTATGGGTGCTGGAGACAAGCTACCTATCGCTCGATTCCGAGGTGACTTTGGTGCTAAACTCTTAACAGCTTTTAGAAACAATCAGTTTAGCTGGAACCACACGTTAGATAGTGGCGCTAAGATTACCAACATGCGTATTAACTGGCTCAACGCCTCTGGTACAGCAGCAGCTTCGCCTACATCGCTTAACGGCACTAATATGTGGGATCCAATTGCAGATAGCACGGCTCAAAATAGTGATAGCGCAGCTAATCCAACTCGCGCAGTACCCGGTGAGTTTGTTATGAAGGTTGACTTCGTTACCATTAGCATTGATGATGCTAACGCTGGAGACTTCTTCGACTACGCACCAATTACAGGTATGTAATAATTATAGAGAGTGGGGAGCAACCCTCCCCGCTTTCTTTTTTATAGAGAAGGAGTATCTATTATGGAATGGGGCAGCATTAATGATATCGCTCAGATAGTAGGAATGGTAGCGCTACCTGTTATAGGGTGGGTTTTTCACACCGTAGTAAAGCACGGAGGTAAGCTAGTCATGCTAGAAGAAAAAGTTAACGATTCAATTGCAAGAAGATTAGATTCTTTAGAAAATAAGGTTGACGGAATAGAGATAAAGATTGATAATAAGATAGATAAACTAGAAGATTCGCTACATACTACTCAGCTTTCAATAGCAGAGAAAATATTAGAAGCGATTCATGGAAAAAATAATCAAGGAGATTAAAAACATGTCAGACAAAAAAGTTATTCAAGCAATGCTGGAAAAGGTAATTCTAGGACAAGAGTCTCGTGATGAACTTATTGAGGTTTTTACCTCGATGGCAGCAGAGCTTGGTGTAGAAAAAAGCGCTCCAACTCCGGATCCAGAACCGGAACCAGAGGACGACGAAAAGAAGAGTAGCTTCTTCAAAAATTAATCATATGCAAAACCTTTTTTAGGCTTGCAAATACCAACAACGATACTTATAATAAAACGTTCGGGGATTACTAAAGTCTAGCTTTATAACAAAGCAGATTACCAAAATTCACTCCGACCCGCCGAAAGGCACAGAGAACATCAAGAGCTACTTGCTCTGTTTTCTGTTTTTATAAGTGTCGTTTTTTTTTACCTTTAGACTCTTTGGCGACAGTGAGATTATGACGAATAACATTAAAATTAAGAAACGCAATGGAAGATTAGAAGATATTTGTATTGATAAAATTAATAAGTGTGTTGAGAGAGCGTGTGATTCCTTAGATGATGTTTTTGTTAGCGAGGTGGTTTTAGATGCTAGCTTACAGCTCTACAACAAGATTCCAACGGTGGAGATAAATAAAGCTCTCATCCTTTCGGCTAGAGCTAAGATAGAGAAAGAGCCTAACTACGCTTACGTTGCAGCTAGAATGTTACTCAACAACCTCTATAAAGAAGTGTTTGGCAATACCGTAGAAAGCGAAACCTTTGTAGACCAGTATAAGAAATCATTCGTTAAAAATATCAAAGCTATGGTTAAAGAAGATCGAATCAGCGATCAACTCCTATCTTACGATCTAGAGCTATTGTCAGAAGAGCTAGACCCCTCTAGAGATAGATCTTTCAAGTATCTTGGGATTCAAACCCTGTATGATAGATACTTCATTCATCTCAAGGGAGAAAGAATGGAGACACCACAGGCTTTTTATATGAGAGTAGCTATGGGTCTATGTCTTGATGAAGACAACAAGGAAAAAAGAGCAATAGAAATATACAATATGATGTCAGAGTTTCGATACTCTCCCTCTACGCCCACTCTATTCAATAGCGGAACAAACAGGTCACAGCTTTCTTCTTGCTACCTGAGTACTGTAGATGACTCTATTGACGGAATCTTTGGCACGATACATGGTCAGGCTAGACTTTCAAAGTATGCTGGCGGTCTTGGGGTGGATTGGTCGTCTGTTAGAGCTACAGGAGGTTACATTAAAGGGACGAATGGAAATTCCTCTGGTTTAGTGCCGTGGCTCAAAATTTTCAATGATACCCTTGTCGCTGTAAACCAAGGCGGAAAAAGAAAGGGAGCTGGATGCTCTTACTTAGAGCCTTGGCATTTAGATATTGATGACTTTCTAGATCTTAGAAAAAACACAGGCGATGATAGACGAAGATGTCACGATATGAATACAGCCTTATGGGTATGTGATGAGTTTATGATAGCAGTCTCCAAGAAAAGAGACTGGTATTTATTTGACCCCGCAGAATGCTCGGAACTCCACGAAGTCTACGGCAAAGAGTTCTCTAAGGTTTATAGAAAATATAAGAAGATGGCAGACAATGGAGAGATTGAAAACTTTAGAATTGTAAACGCTAAAGATCTATGGAAAAAGATACTAACCGCTTTGTATGAGACTGGCCATCCTTGGATTACATTTAAAGATGCCGCTAATATCAGATATAGCAATAAACATGAAGGTGTAGTACATTCCAGCAATCTGTGTACAGAGATCTTCCTACATACTAAACCTACGAAGCATGATGAAGGTGAGGTCATTGAGATTGGCGAGACGGCAGTCTGTAATCTAGCTAGCATTAACCTTGCTTCTCACTTGAAGGTCAGGACTATTGACTGGAAGAAACTCCAGCAGACAGTAGAAACGGCGATCAGGGGACTCGATAATGTTATAAATCTTAATTTTTACCCTACCAAAGAGGCCGAGAAATCAAATCTTGCACATAGACCAATCGGGCTGGGGATAATGGGGACACATGACATTCTACATAAGTTAGGGATACCTTATAACTCCAAGGACGCTGTGGTTATTTGCGGTAAAATTCAGGAGTTTATTTCACTTCATGCTATTAAAACCTCTGCCCTCCTAGCCAAAGAAAAGGGTAAATACCCTTCTTTTAAAGGGTCTGAGTGGGATAACGGTAATTTTCCCATTGATACATATTGTGACTTAATGAACCAGAGAGAGAGGCTTAGTCCGGAAAATGTGTATAAAAGAGAGGATTTTGAGAGTTTTGAGGAGTGGGAAGAGGTCAGACTGTTGGTTTCTGAACACGGGATGAGGAATAGCAATGTGATGGCCATAGCGCCAACCGCAACTATTTCTTACATACAAGGATGCTCTCAGTCAGTAGAGCCGGACTATTCTGTGCTTTATGTTTATTCCACACTTAGTGGGGAGTTTACTATGGTTAACGAGCACTTTGTAGCGGTAGCAAAGAAGAAGGGGATCTGGTGTCAAGAGCTAATAGACGCGCTTAAGTCAGCAGATGGAGATGTGATGCTACTGGATTTAGACGAGGATATCCAAAGAGAGTTTAAAACGGCGTTTGATATTAATTATGACATTCTAATTGAGGCCGCCGCAGAAAGACAGAAATGGATCGATATGGGCCAGTCACTTAATTTATATAATAAACTAGAGAGTCTCAAGTATTTAAATGATTTATATTTTAAAGCATGGGAGAGTGGACTAAAATCCACATATTATTTAAGGGGCAAATCAGCTACTAGACTAGAAAAGTCAACAGTAGAGTCCCCTAAAGAAGAGAGTATTGTTCCTGAAGAAGATTTAAGTAAAGTAACTGCATGCTCGGTTACAGACCCAGATTGTGAGAGTTGTCAATAATGAAAAAAACTAAAGAAATTATATCAAGTAAGGTTGCTGTTGTCAATCAGATTTTACCCCACGTTAATAAATGGGCTTGGGACTTGTTTATAGATGGAGCAGCAAATAACTGGATGCCCACAGAAGTTTCAATGGCTAAGGATATTGAGCAGTGGAAGTCCAGCCTGCTATCCGAAGATGAAAAGCTAGTAGTTAAAAGATGTCTTGGCTTCTTTGCCGGAAGCGAATCTCTTGTTGCTAATAATCTACTACTGTCTGTGTTCAAATTCGTTACAGATCCAGAGTGCCGTCAATATATCTTAAGACAGGCTTATGAAGAGAGTCTACATAACCTAACAGTGGTTTATATTTGCGACTCTTTGAATCTTGACATTAATGAAGTGTATGAGGCTTATAACTCGATCCCTAGCATCAAAGCTAAGGATGAGTTCCTAATGAACATCACCACCGACATTAATAGACCTGAATTTAACATTGATACCACAGAAGGTAAAAGAGAGTTCTTGCGTAACATGATTACATACTATGTTATATGTGAAGGTATCTTCTTTTTCTCTGGGTTCGCAATGCTACTTTCCTTTAATAGACAGAACAAACTTCCGGGAGTTGGCGAACAGATTCAATATACACTTAGAGACGAGAGCCTTCATATTGAATTTGGAACTAAACTGATTAATAGAATCAGAGAAGATGACCCAAAGATCTGGACAAAAGCTTTTGAGAAGGAAACTATTGAGCAGATAGAAACAGCCATAGAGCTTGAGATAGCCTATGCTAGAGATGTTCTACCTAATGGAATTCTAGGTCTTAACTCAGATATGTTTATTGATTATGTTCAGTACATAGCAAACAGAAGGTTGGGGAATTTAGATATCCCTTCCCCTTTTGAAAATACAAAAAATCCATTCCCTTGGATGAGTGAGATTATTGATCTAGAGAAGTGCAAGAACTTCTTTGAGACTAGAGTGACGGAGTATTCAGTAGGAAACCTAGTAGACGACTTTTAAAATTTAGGGTCACATTATGCCAAACAACAGAATATTTTATGCATGCCAAGCTGTTTACGTTGATGGTACATACCTTCAAAATGTTCAAGCTGTGGGCATCGACTACTCTGCTGATGCTACGGGTATATCTGATACAGGAAGATCCCAACAACAAAGAAGCTTTTATTCTAAGCCAGAGATTACAATCTCGATACAGAGAGAGGTAAGTACTACATCACTACCCTTCTATGCTCCAGCTTCAGTTACAAGCTATGAAAATGCTTATATATTAAAAAATGGAAACTTAGGAGCATCTGGTTGGGATTCATCATGTCTGCTCAAAGAGTATGCAATAGAAGTGGCTTATGGGGCAGATGATCTGTCGGGAAATATAGAAAGCACAACGTTAAAATATTGCCTGCTCACCGAGGTGTCATATGAAACTAGCGTAGACGGCAAGCTAACTGAAAACCTAAGTTTTGTTACTCGAAATCTAACCAAAACTGGTTCAGCGGCAGCCCCAATAGCAACCCCTCTAAGCGGAACGCTGCTTAAAAGACAGGACTTAGATGTAGAGAATGAAGAGTTTATACTGCCTAGCGAGGTAAAAAGTGTTGTTGATATATCACAACCTCCTACGGGCGGAGGCTCTAATATTGATGTTGCTCGCGCGATTCAATCTATATCAGTAAACGCATCTTTCGATTACGGAGAAATGACAGACGTTGGCAAATGGAGGGGCTCCAACCAATCAGCTTCTTTCCAGACCGAACAGAACAAGTGGAGATATATAACAGCGCCGATTGGCATAACCTGTGAAATCACTGCGGTAATCAGAAAGTCTATACAGCAAAACATAATGATTGACGATACTAACTTTATGGGAGACTTCCCTGTCCCAAATAGAGAGATAAAGATTGTCATAGGAAAGGGAGAGCCTGACGACAAGTTTGTTATAGATTTAGGCAAGAAGAATTACCTTACCGGAATATCTTTTTCTGGTGGAGATGTAGGAGGAGGAAACATAGAGGCGACATTCTCATATGCAAATACAAACAACGATTTTGTTCCATATAGAGGAACACCAATAACGCTTACGCAATCAACAATATACTAAAAGGAGAACGAAAATGCTAGACATCAACTTCAATAGAAGGGATTTTCTAAGAATTGGATCTATCAGTGCTGGAATGAGTACTCTTGGAATGTCTGACTACGCTTTCTCCCAAGAGGGATTTGATGCATACAAAGATAAAACAGTCGTATGGTTATGGCTCGGCGGAGGCCCTTCTCAATTTGAAACCTTCCATGCTCCTATGGATGACGCTCCTACTCCGTGGCAGCCAGTTAATGGTAGGATATATGATTCAAAGACCAACATAGCACTAGGTGGAGACTGGACCAATCTAGCGAAGCACACCTCCAAGTTGAATGTGGTCAACTCTTTTAATCATAAAGACTCCTCTCATAGACAGGGGACTCACTTCATGATGACTGGACATTACAATAAAGAGAGAGCTACTACCTCTATGTCGATGTATCCATCTTTTGGATCTATTGTATCTGCCTGCTATGGCCCTAACCATCCAGAGAATGGTGTCCCTACCTATGTTAAGCAGGGCAAGATAGAAGCAGATGAGGGCTCATGGCTAGGAGGGGCTTTCAAACCCTTTGACCCATCAAACAAAGAAAATCTTACTCCTCAAATCCAACTCGATAGGTTTGCCCAA